GTCTCTATATTACAGTTATCTACCTTGTGATCCTGTATCTCTAAATTCAGTGCTGAAATATGCTTGTTTGTTATGTTTATTGTGTTATTTACAGTGGAAAGTTCAATGTTTTTGTCGATAATATCAAGGTTTATTTTATTGATACCCTCAAGTGTGTCCTGCATCGTTGCCAGTGCGGTATTCAGTTCAGTGATCTCTTTGTTGTTGTTTTCAATGACATTGGATAACTCAACTATTGTCTTTACCTTATGATCGTCTTGGATTGATTGGGCACAGGAAGGACACGTGCTATTGGTATCAAAGAATTCCTTGTGGTCCTCGCATGTTTTGTTTTTGTGTGATAGTTTATTGGTGTGATGCTCCACCACATAAATATCGTGCTTCAATGACTTTTCCTGAGACACGCTTGCCAATAATAATGAGATCTGCTCTGTCAGTGCTGTTGCCTTTACTTCAGTGGCAGTTATCTCTTGTAGGTACTCCGTTATCTTTGATTCCAGTTTCCATATGTTTTCTGTCTTGGCATCTTCAATAATCTGAATGACTTTTCTCTGTGCAGTGACCCGTTCCTTTGCCATGAGAATAGCATCATCAATTCTGATTATCTCATCCTTGGTTTGCTGGTAGTACTCTTTCAGTAATTGGTTCATGGTGGAGAAAATCTTTATATCAAGTATGTCCTCAATTACTTCTCTACGTTGACTCGCAGAGAGTTGCATGAATGGAGTAAATGATGCTGAACCTAAGATGACCACCTGTGTAAATGTTTTAAAATTGAACTTCAGTATCTGCTGTTCCAATACTTTTTGATAGTCCTTGGCAGCGGCATCCTGGTTTATTAGAACACCATCGCACCAGATCTCAAACACATTTGGTTTCAGTCCACGGATTACTTTATACTTCTTGCTACTGGCAACGAACTCAATCTCAACTAGACAATTCTTTCCGTTGATACTATTGATTAGTTGTCCCTTGTTTACGTTGCGAAATGGTTTGCTGAATAGTACAAAACATAACGCATCAAGTACGCTACTTTTACCTTCGCCATTTTTCCCAACTATCAGAGTACTGCGAGATTTATCCAATCTAATCTCATTGGATACATTACCCGTTGATAGAAAATTCTTATACTTTATAGAATTGAATACGATCATATTTCTTCCACGTTGAGTGCTTCTGCATACAACCCTTTCATGTACGTCTTGATCTTTTCTTTATCCAGATCAGTCTGAACTGAATCAATATAGTTTGATAGAATACTTAGTGTATCCTCAAGGTTCACTGTAGTTGCTACATCTGCATCCGAGAACTCAGAAAAGTCTTCAAGGATTTTGATATCATGCGCACCCTTAGTATACAACTTATTTACAAATTGATCAAATTTATAATAGTCCGTTTTATTGACTACCACTAACTTCACATACTGATCTTTTAGATCTAGTGCGCCAAGATCAATCGGTGCCTGATCCTTATCATCATATTCAAGTTTGGTGAACATAACAAGTGGATTGGGGATGAACTCTAACTCTCTAGTATCCAAATCAAATATATGGAATCCCTTGGTATCGTTATAATCCTGCCAAGTAATTTCATATGGTGTGCCAAGGTATGTTATGTTACCCTTGGTTGATCTATGGTGATAGTGTCCAGAAAATGTGGTATCGAACTTGCTGAATAGACTTGGGTTCAATCCATCATGACTTTCCATGCCACGGTACATTTGGAATCCGGCGACCTCAAGATGTCCCATGCAAATCTCTGCCGTGGTAGTTTTCAATTCATTCATACTCGCATCATAGTTGTCTGGACAGATCCAGGGTATCATGCAAATCTTCACACCACCCACTTCGATGGTAGTGGGATCTGGTATTGGAGTAATGTTTAAATAGTCACCCAGAAGAAGTTGAACGGTATTCACTTCATTGGTATTTTTGAACGCTGTATCATGGTTGCCGATAATGATATGTGTTTTGATATTTCGCTTCTGCAACTCATCAAAATAGATTTCACGTGCTGCCTTGATACTGACATGGTTGGTATACTTGCGGCGATCAAAGGTATCACCCAACATCAGTACAGTGTCTATACCAAGTCTATCGATTGTGGGGAAGAATACATCCCTATAGAATTTCCGATAGAACTCCATAAAGACACCACTGTCGTTTCTACAACCCCAGTGGGTATCCGTCAGCAAACAAACTTTATTCAAATGATTTCTCCTTGCAACGATCAAAATGGTGTTGTTTCATAGCATTGCCACCTCCTATTTTGCCGCAATGTGGACAAGTGACTAATTTGTATATTTTGCCCCTTGCGGCATCAGATCTTTTATGGTTAGATTCAACAGATTGAGGGTTTCCAGGTTTACCTTTATTTGGATTAGGTTTTCTAGTTTCATCTCTAGATAATCTTTCTTCCTCCGACCATTTTCTACCTATTCTCGATTTATACAATTCCGAGACTTGATCTTCGCTCCAGTTTCTAGTTTTCCCCTTAGACGCCGGAATCAATTCTCCGGATATATATCGTGGGTCGTCTAATTTTACAGAAAAACATTTTCCATTTCTATCTCGCACTGTAACCATATTTTTATTGACACTGTTCCATTCGTCCATCAAAAATCTTGGATCATTTCTAGAAATTCTAATAGTTTCGTTGGTATTAGAATTTCTAACCACAGCAGTATTTCTGGAGGGGTGATTTGCTCCTTTAGACTTAGAAGAAGGATTATTAGTTGTCATAAACTTGCTACAAAGATCTTTGAGGTGTTCACGTTTCTCGTTTGTCATATGTAATCTCGTGCTTATCAAATAACACGCATTATAATTGCCTTGGGAATAATGTATATCGTAATGTTCTTGTATAGAAACTGCAATCAAGTTCTCTATAGCATTATTATTATGATTCCCATCAATATGGTGAATTTCATATGGCACATTCTTGTCATCTTTGGGGATTTCTCCCACCAAATCTGTATATAATTTTCTATAATTCATATCAATCTCCTTTGTATATTTATATATTTAGGAGTTTTGATCTGTGATAATTGCTACCCTCACTCGCCCTCGTCCTCGAATAACTTGATCTCAATAACATCAAATACGCCAAGAGTGATAGCAAATGCTGCGGCAAGTTTCATTGACTTGAACCACTTGGATGCAACTGTAGTGCCTGCAATATAATATGTTACCTTATACATTTTCTTCATCTCCCATGAATAGGTCTAGTTTGTCTTTGGACTTCTTTGGTTTCTTCACTGCTCGTTCTGTGGGTGCCATATATTGTTTCTGTGCCTGTGCGGTCTGAAGCATTTCCAGAAATTGATTGCTGTACTCACCGTCCTCGTCCTGCTCCTGGAGTTCAAAAAACTCGAATGGAGCATCAAGTATAATACGGTGCTTGATATGTGATTGTTTCTTTTCTTTGGAGATACAACGCAGGAATGCGAAGTATATAATCTGAGTGAAATATGAGAAGGGATTGCTGGACTTTGCGGGATCAAAGTTTTTGATATAACGAAGGCAGTTCTCAATTCCATCAAACACCATATCATCTCTGAATGAGTAACCTATGAAGCAAGGTTTGTATGATAGGTGGGTTGCTATCTTGTAAATGCACTCACCGATATATGGTGGCACTTGGGGTGATTCTGAATCTGTTTCGCTTGCTTCTAATACATCCTTTCTGAACTCTATCATTGCTGCCAGAAATTCAGCATTATTTACATAATGTTCATTCGCCATAAGATATCACTCCATTAAAATACCAAGTATACACCATAACGTCATTACAGTAAAGTTTATTTGTATCATTCAACTATTGACATTCTCAACAAAATCATATTTGCTTTATATTTGACGTAGAGGTATAATGGGGTGTAGGGTTTGATAAAGGGTATATTAATGTTTAGTTTCATTACCTCTAACAAATGATTTCTTACCTGTACTTTCTTCTGTACTTGGTTCAAAATCTTCATTGGGTTTGATTAGTTTCTCAAGAGCATCTAGGTATTCGTTCATCTCTGAATCATCATCCGAAGCAAATTCAGATTCATCTACTTCATCCTCTGCATAGGCAATTTCCATTCGTTCTACCAGTTTCAGATAGTTGGGAATGATCTTGTTATTCAATCTCTTCACAAACAATATATGATTTTTATTGAATGAGAAAATATCACCATCAGTGAACTTACAGTAAGGTGACGCCACTAAAGTTCCTGCTCCATAATCTGCAACTGACGCAACAGATACAGACATAACTCCACCAAGCATTATCTCGTCCTCTGTTTCTTCAATCAATTCACCAATAATAGTCTCACCAGATGCAAACTTAATACATAGGTATTCTGGTATATACTCATCTTCAAAATCTTCACTCACAGATTTACCTCACATATTCGATAATCAAAATTCTCTTCCGAGTAGGTCTTCAACCTCTCAGCAAAGTGTAGCAACGTATAATTCTTACTATTCTTCCAAGACAGGTTATCTGAAATATCATACAACTTACATTCAGTCTTGCCATCTTTCTTTCTTAGACCTCTACCAACAGACTGTAGGTTTCTAATCTTTGACTTACTGGGTGATGCAAATATAACATTTTCAATGGAAGGAATATTGGCACCTGTAGAAAGTG